ACTATGAAAGTAAAAGTAGATTATGACAGAAGTGAAATCGTAGAATTTCAATCTGAAGAAGACAAAGGACACAAATATTTAAGATTAATATTTGTACCAGAAAAAATGTCACTATTAGAAAGAGCAGCTAAAGGACGTTCATATGAATACTCAATGAATTTCTATCCTCAAAGAAACAATGACGGTACAATAAACCAAGAATTTGAAGAAGCTATCATCGACGCATTTAACAACAAAGAAATTGACAAAGAAGCTGTTTATGTAGACAGAGTAAGTGTACCAATTGCACCAGTTGTTATGACCTATCAAAATGATAGCAGAAGAGGAAACTTCTCTAAAGGTGATATAATCATGGAAGGTAACACTGCACGTATTTACACAAGCATTCAACTTACTTGCTTAATGAAACTTGTAAAAGGTGAAGAAGAACCAATAATGAGCGAAAACGAGCTTAAAACTCGTGCAAATGCTATCAGAGCATATCGTATTGATGAAGGTCAATGGTTTGATGCAGAAGAATATCTAGCAAATATTAATGATGAACTAAAAGAAGAACAACACCCTGATATTATAGACAATGAGCCAGAAC